ACGTTGGAAGTTTTTGAGATAAACAACGCACGACGTATCGCGGCCTTCATTGCGCAAGTCTCTCATGAGAGCGGTAGTTTCCATTATGTTGAAGAGATAGCTGACGGTTCCGCTTATGAATACCGAAAAGATCTTGGTAATCTAGACACAGAGGCTCTGGCCGCTGCACACGCGCAGCACACGACCACAGGTAGATTTTACAAAGGTCATGGTCTCATACAAGTGACGGGTTACTATAACCATAAGCGATGTGGTGAGAAGCTTGGTATAGACGCAGTGAACAACCCAAGACTGCTTTGCGAACCGAGATACGCCGCACTGTCCGCCGGATGGTTTTGGGACTTCTCAAATCTCAACCAATACGCGGACTCAGGTGTGTTCGGTAGGATAACAAAAATAATCAACGGTGGAACCAACGGTGCCACAGAACGTGTTAAAAACTATGCTTTATGCAAGAAGGTTTTAGGATGCGATACAAACCGGGAAACCCACGTGTGATATTTGAACAAATTGTAGTGGATGGCAAAACACACCACATCACCAAAACAACTCAAGGAGCGGAGAATGCCCGAATTAACAATACCCGAAAAAGAGAAAGTATCGCAAGATTCTTTTGATTTCAATATAAAAATTATGGCCAACAGCACGCTGACTCTTCAAAACTTAAAGACAGGGTTGATCATAAATACAACTTTCGACAATCTTGAAAACATTCTGAGAGGCTGATATGATAGTAAACGCTGCCCAGTCTGCGATAAAAACGGTCGCCGATCCGAATGCATCATACGAGTCTCTTAAGTTTTTATGGAATAAGACCAGAGCCGTCTGCAGCGGGGAGCGTTTCGTGAAAGATTTTGACAATTATATTGACAATGTATCTTTCAGTAATCTATTGATACCGTTCTCTCCATCAATGACACAATCTCAGTATGTGTTCTATAAGGCTGAAGCAGAGCTCCCGGGCATAACGTCACAGTTTGCCAGAATGCTTGTCGGTGGTTTGTTGAGGAAGCAACCTATTTTAAAGCTGCCCAAAGGTATTCCCGACGGAGCCAGAGATTGGATACTTAATAAATTTTGCAAAGACGATTCCCCTTTGACTGCGTTCTTAGATGCTGCCTTGTGGGAAGAGATTCAAACATCCAGAGCTTGGGTTTTTGTGGATTATCCGTCCGTAGCTGACCCCGACTCACTGTCGAAAGAAGATTACGCCCTGCTCAAGCCGTATCCTATACTTCATCAAGCAGAAGCCATCGTCAATTGGCGTACAAGAACCACAGAGTTTGGCAAATGTGTCTTAGACAGAATAATTGTCAGAGGATATGAGGCTGAATACACCACCAACGAATGGCATCCCAACTACAGAGATACGGCCAGAGTCCATGAGCTGAACGAGGAAGGATACTATCAAATAAGAATTTATCAAAGACCCTCCGTGAGTACAGTTGTTCCGGTGATTGACGGTAAACAATATCGTGATTATTCTCGTAACAGAGCTCCTTTTGAACTTATAGACACCATCACAGATATCACCAGCAACGGTGAGCGTTTGAGAGAAATCCCTGCGTGGCCGTTAAACGGTTCGATTGAGCCGTCGGAGCCGCTTTTGATGCCCGTCATCGATAAGGAAGTAAGTTTGTATAACAAAATAAGTCGCCGCAATCATCTGCTATACGGTGCGTCAACTTATACCCCGATAATAATATCGGACATGCCTGATGAGGATTTCGATGACATCGTCAATGGAGGCCTCGGCACTTGGATAAGACTGAGACAGGGTGACGATGCTAAAGTGTTGGAAACACCCACTGCGGCGTTGGCCGATATGGATAGAGCGATAGCTTCTTGTATAGAGGAGATGGCGAAGTTGGGGATACGGATGTTGTCGCCTGAACAGGCCCAATCAGGTGTTGCTTTGGAAATAAGAAACGCGGCGCAGACGGCACAGTTGGGAACATTGAGCACAAAGATAAGTAACGTGATGAAACATATAATTTGTTTCATGCTGAATTGGCGTTACAATATAAGGCTTGATATTTGTGACATTGAGTTTACATTAACTTCAGACTTCAACCCAACACCGCTTGGTTCGGATTGGCTGCGACTGGCCACCGAATGGTATCAAAATGGGCTTCTTCCAAGATCCGTCTGGGTGCAGCTTCTTAAGCAGAATGATATGATAGAACCTGAATATGACGATGAAGCGGCTTTGGCTGAAATAGCTTCCGATCCAACAACAATGCCACAACAACAAAACGACAATTACGCACAATCTGTATAGCAAGGTAAAATAAATGGACATAAACGCCAACACACAAATATATGACAAGACACTAGATAGGGCTGCGATGATCAGGCTTTTTGAAAGACGTGTTAACGGTAAGGTTGAGTTGGTGTTGAACGGCCATGTCGTCCGTGTCGACAACTTGATGAAAGAGATGAACGTCACCGACAAAAAATTCAAAGATGCGGCAGATTTAGAAATAAGAGCCACATATCGAGAAGCATTAAGCACAACCAAGAAAGAGTTAATAGACTTTGTCGCCGATCAGATATCCTACACATACCAAAACATTGAAAGTGTGATAGGTGATATCTGGATCACAAAAAGACCTCCGATCATACCTGAAAAGTTGGTTTTGGAGAGGCCGTTATATAGTGACAAGACATTGGCCGCAGGTTGGTCAGGGGTGGGTCTGGATGAGCGTAAGAGATTGGAGCAGGTCATAAGAAGAGGTGTTGCTGAAGGGAAAACAAACAACCAGATAGCGTTAGAGATACGCAGGGGTAACGTCTTCAACATTTCCAAACGTCAATCACAAACACTGGTGACAACAGCCCTGACAAGTGTCAGATCGCAGGCTGACAGAGAAGTTTATAAATCAAATGAAAAGTCACTGCAAGGTTGGCAATACGTAGCTGTGCTGGATGCCCGTACCACGCCATTGTGTGCGCATCGAGACGGCCATATATATCCCATAAGTGACACAGAGCACTTACCGCCTGCTCATTGGCATTGTCGTTCCGTGACAGTGCCTGTTTTTAAATCTTGGTCAGACATGGCCTCCATAGAGAACAGTGCACAAGTCAGACGCCGCAACCTGGCCAATCTGACCGACAAGCAGGTGGCTTTTTATGCTGGTCAGACTCCATTGAAAGAGACTTACAATGATTGGCTGCTTCGACAACCACAAGATGTTCAACTCAGACATCTGGGTGATTATCAAAAAGTCCAGTTGTTTCAGTCGCGTCAGTTGAACTTGGATGGATTCACCAACCCCGAAGGTAATACCATAGGGATCAAAGAATTACGTAAAATGACGGATTCAGGTTATACATTGCCCAACGACACGGTTAAGTTCGCGAACGCCAAGGCTAAACTAGACTCCATGCAGCTTTGGGCCAGCAATCCAGATGATTTCATAAACGACGTCAAACTTGCAAAAACATTGGAAGATTACTACCTGCTACAAGCAGGAGAACTCGATGGGACTTTGGCACTCACAAATTATCGAGGTACTTTGCTGCAGAACAAAAAAGCCACAAAGAGAAGGGTGCTGACATCACCTCCGATGGAAGAGCAACTGAAGTACAACCCAATAACGAACAACTACGAAGATGTCCGACGTTATCAGCCTAACATGTCTGTTCTCAATAACAATTTAAAGCTAGTAAGAGACAGTGAGAAGCTTGAACAAAAAGATAAAGATTTTATTGAGAACTTTGTGAACGGATTATCTCAGAAAATGGGTGCTAATGAGAGAGCCGTCATTACAGACAATCTCCGTATCACCTTCGGCAGATATCGTGAGAACGGTGAAGCTTGGGGTAATTTCAAAGCGGTGACACAGGGACAAATAAAGTTCGATGTCATGAACGTATCAGACTCTATTGAGACACAAATACGTCAAGGCTCAGACCCTTTGAAGAGATTACTGCTAGATGACTATATAGACCCCGTACTTGGGCCTGCTCAATTGCAAACATTGCACGACGAGTTTATTCCAAATATATTCAAAAAGAATAAGTGGGAAGACACGACCGCACCAAAAATAGCTCGTGAGCTTCGTACCGTGTTTGACTTGAACATCCCGTTAAAAATCAAAACTAGGATAACAGATCAAGACCTTCAACAGTTTTACTTACGTTTTGCTCACAGGTTGAGTTTGGCGGACATGCCTGACAGAGATCAGTTTGCGATAGCATTGGGAAGAGATTTGCTAAATCTGGCGAACTATAGCGGCTCCAGGAACGAATGGTATGACACAGGAATGGCCATTCTAGATTCAAAGAAGGCCAACTCGCTGTTCACCGTGGAAACTTACGGTGTCCAAAAGCGTCGTATGAAGAGTAGATTGAGTAATAATTATTTCGGCCCTTACTATGATTCATTATCTTATAATATACGAATCACAGATCCACGTATACAAGAGTACGCCAAGTTATCCAGAAAAGTGGACATAGGTCTTCGTGTAAGTGTTACATCGGACAGCAACAAACTTGTGTTCAGAGAGAATTCGAAAACTTACTGGGTGGACAAAGGCATTCTGGGCTACGACGACACACGAATACCGATCACGTCGACTTCCAGTTATAGTGATTTTCCGGAAGAGTTTATCGACAAAAACATGGTGGATGCTTTAAATTGGGCTTCTGCTTCCAAATATAAAGTTGACCCAGACTTCTATGACTTCACAAAGAAATTGCTATATTTCCAAGATGATAGAGGTAATGCAAAGAAGTATACAGAGCTTAATGAGTATCGCAAATACATGTCTTCGAGAGGAGATGCTTATGAACGATTTAAAGCTATGGACTGGCTTCGTGAGAAAGGTCACTCTTTTTCAAATCATGCGTTTATTGATCACCGGGCAAGGATATATGATCGTGGCTTAATAAGTCCACAATCAGGCGAGACTTTTAGACCCTTTTTAAATACAGCCGAAGCGAAGAATTTCAGTCCAGAGGATTATGAAAACTTCAGAGATCAAATTGGCGCTTTTCTGGGTGGTCTGGATGATAGATTTGAAGGACGTTACAACTCTTTAACATTTACCGGCAGGCAAAAGATAGCTGATAAGTGGCATGATGAACTTGTGAAAACAGGGAATCACATGCTAAGTGCCAAGCCTTCAGATATCAGAGCCATATTGGATTCTGAATTTGTGGCCATGGTCGACGGTGAAGAGCAAGGTAAGCTACTCAGATTCGCGATCGAGCAGGCCAAGATAGATAATCATCTCAAAAAGACTGCGGGAGACTTTCCTGACACCGGTGAATTGTTTCACATTAGTACTGTACCTTTGACAGATTTCAAATTTACACCAAGAGCACCCTCTAACTTTTTAACAAAAGGCGGGTTTGAGGACGGTACGACAGAAAGAATCTCATTTGCAGGTGATATTGATTCAGCTTTAAAAGCAATGTCAATGAATCTGAAAGATAAAAAGCTATATGTCTATAAGGCACCTAAGGGTACTAAATTTACAAACCCTACAAAAGCTCAAGTACCTGATGTTGGAATCACTAATGAAAAATGGGTAATGGAACCTGTAGAGGTAGAATTGCTTGGAGAAATTAAAGTCAGTAACGCTGTTGCAAAACCTTTTAAATATAGCTATGGGGATAATGAGGCAGAGTTGTATGGATGGGATTGGAAAAAGATAACAAGTGCCGATCCTTACTCTAAACAAAATCTTGAAAACCTTCGCAATTATAAAATATCCTTAGCTCTCGAACAGGATGCTTCATCTTCGGGTGCACAGATCATCGCCTTAACCACAAGAAACAAACAGCTTGCTGAATTGAGTAATGTGGTTCCAACAACTCAAAAACGCAGGCTGTACGACGAGATCGCTGCATCCACTTACAACGATCCTAGATTTAAAGTCATAAATGAAAAATTAGGCTTAACCGAGAAGGACTTGAGAAAGGCCGCGAAGGCGCAGAACATGGTGGACAGTTGCCATGTATAAATTCCGTTAATTGCTGGAAACTCCCAAAGGGACAATCAGCAGCCAAGCTTGGAGAGGAATCTCTTTGAAGGTTCAACGACTAGGACATACCTTCCAGAACGGAAGATGAAGTCCGTACACCTCAGTGGGTGGAAAAGCGGAACACCGAAAGGTGAAGATATAGTCTGGTCTGCATAGTAATATGCAGGTATTAATCTAATTAAGGAAATAAAATGAATTACGAAAATCTTTATTTCTAGAAGATGTAAAAGTGAAATATACAAGGACTACTTTTATTTAGATTGATCGGTACATGCTAACGACATGTATTTAACACTAATAAGAACTTTCTACGGAGCGGGTGAGCGTACAGGTATTTTGAACGTTGAAGGAAAGCTGGGAAAAATCCTTGATAAAGATGCAGACACATTGGTTGTGAAGGCTTCCGACAGGGAGACGGTTCTCAATGAGATATCGGCCAGAATCGCCAGATATGAAAAGTTTGACAAAGATACAGCTGATGAGCTACGTGCCTTAAGAAATGACGTTAAAGATATATTCAATAAAGGCTTAGACCCGGGTGATGAGATCATGAGTCAGCTTTACTTCTTGGACCCCAAGACACGAGACCTTGTGGAGAAGATGTCGCGATCTTACGAACGCGTGGTGACGCCCGACGACTTTAAAGCTATTGCTAAGATAATGAGCGAGCATTTAAGTCTGCAAGTACCTATTTTGAAAGACTTCACCAAATTCTTCGGCAGACTCGCGGAAGACTACTTGAAGAACTCTAAACCTTCAAAGAGTGATTTTGATTGGGTTTCAATAGCTAAGGGT